CAGTCGGCCGTGTCGTTCAGCCACAACCGGCCGCACTTGTTCAAATCGAGTCCAGTCTCGACCGTATAGTTGGCACTCGAGAAGGTCTGCTCAGCTCCATCGGTATCGAGATATTTCACCGAAGCCACGCTGATGAGCGGGGCCACGGGCAGCGCCAGCGAGCGGATGGTGGGCGCACCGGCATAGGTTCCGGCGCGCGGCAGGTAGTCCCACTCGGCGCGCCAGACGGTGGTGATCAGGCTGCGCCCGGTAAGCTGCTCCAAATACCGCCGCGCGGACTTGAGTACCAACGTCACATAATTTGTATCGGCTGAGCTGTCGAGTTTCAGGGCCTGCGTCACCTCGGCATCCGTCACCAACCATGGCTCAACTGCGGGCGCGGTCACCTGCACCAGCCGGAATGCATTTATCCCTGGCGGGGTTGAGGGGCTGTTGAAGATCTGGAGCAGGTCCATGGTCAAACGGGCTGGGCAGCTTTCAGTCTCCGGCCGGATCGGCGTGGCAGGTCCGCGATTTCAGTCTCGGGCCGCGCCGCGGCGGACTCGCTATGGCCGGCGCGCTGGATCTCATCCTGCGTGGCTGGGCGCACCGGACCGCGCTGGCCAAGCGCATGGAACTCGGCATCGGACACATCGAAGATGCCGGGGCCGTAGGTGCGGCCGGCATATTCAATCGGACTGATCGAGAAGGCTTGCATGGGCGTTTCTAAAGAGCCCTCCCCATGGGAAAGGGCTCGGAGAAACGGCCCACCAAGGCCCGGGCCGCCCAAATGGGCGGCGCAGGCCGGCGGGCGGGGTGGAATCAGGTGCGTTCCTTTTGGCCTTCGACGGTGACGCCCATCGTGAAGGACGGGGTCGTGCCGGCGATCGTGCCGACGTAGCGGATGTATTTCGCCGCCGCCGTCACTTCGAAGCCGATGGCCTGCGTGCTGTTGCTGGCCGTGACCTGCGTGTAGGTGGCGCCGCTGATGTCGGTCCAGGTCGAGTTGTCGGGCGACGACTGCCACTTGCCGTCGAGCGTGGGAGTCGTGCCGCTGACGGTGCCGACGTTCTGGGTGAGGATGAGGCCGCCCTTGTAGCCGCTGATATCCATGCCGGTGGCCGTGACCGTGGAGGTCTTGGCCGCGATATCGACGTGGCTCGTGAGGGTCAGGCGATGGACGAGATCGGATGAGTTCATGTTGGGATTGGAGTTGGAGTTTCTTGGCCGAGTCGGCGGCGGGAGATGGCCCCCGCCGCCGGGTACTCAGGCGCGGAGGGTTATTGGTTGCCGGCGTCGGTGGAGACCGAGAAGGCCTTCCCCTGGCGGATGACCATGTCGACGATCTTCTGGATCGTGACCTTGATCTGGTTCTGGTCGGCCAGTGTGTAGGGATCGACCACCACGTCGTTTCCGAGCCACTCGCCATAAATGACCTGCGAGTAGTCGCCGAACAGGACCTTGTTGCTCGGCACCTGGTTGGTGGACCGTGCGGCATAGCCGTTCACGATGTCGCCGTTCTCCCAGAGGAAGACGGCCTGGTTGGTGACCTTCGCCGTGGTCTTCCACGCGCCCTTGACTCCGGGGGTCGTCAGGTAGGCGTAGCGGGCGCCGGGCAGCGCGAGGGCGTTGGCGGTCTCGACGTTCGTCTCGAACGACACGACCTTCGCCCAAGTGGGCGCGGCGCCGAAGGTGACACTCGTGGCGCGATCGCCCGAGGCGAGATTGAGCAGGCCCAGCGGCTCGGAAGCGCCCGCGCCGTTGATCGCCACGCGATCGAGCTCGGTCCCGAAAGCGGCCATGATGTCGTCGCGCACGAACGTCTCGATCCCCATGCCGCTTTGGGCGACGAGGGTCTTGCTGTAGGGCACGGAGGCGGCGAGCCGGCGGGGCTTCATCGCGATCTGGCCGAAGGTGGCCTTGCTCCCGGTCACCTGGCCGGTCTCGGTGAGCCAATAGGCCGTCGCGCCGGTGAGCTGGCGCGGAATCGAGATGTCGTTCTTGAGGCCGGTGATGACGCGCGCACCCAGGCTGAGGATGTGCGATTGGTTGCGCAGGAGGGCGACCATGTTGCCATAGTCGACGTCCGTGCCCACGAGGTAGCCGCCATCGGCGGCGACATTCGCAGTCTGGGCGCGGCGCTCGGGCGCGGCGCCGAGGAATACCTCCATCGGCACGAAGACGCCGTCGGGCTGGCGGCCCAGGCGGCGGGCTTCGGCACGGCTGGCCTCGTCCTCGATGCCGTCGAGCTCGCGCTTTTCGGCGAGGGCGCGCACCACCTTGAGCAGGGAATAGCTGCGGATTTCCTTGGCGGAGAGCCCGAGGCGGGCGTCCTCGACCTGGTCGGCGCGCTCTTCATTGACGGGCGCGGCGGCGGACAAGCCGGCGGCCCGTTCCTCGCGGGCGATGTCGGAGTTGAGTTGCTGGATTTCGTTGGCTAGGGCGTCGAACTTCTCGCCCTCATCCTTGGTGAAGGCGCGCTTTTCGGCGGCCTGCTGGAGGGTATTCAGCTCCTTGAGCTTCGCACCCCGCGTTTCCTTGAGCTGCTTGATTCGGTTCATGGTCTTTACGGGTTAAGTGGAGCTGAGCGTGATAATCCGGTAGCGACGCTCCCGGTCGCTGTCGGAATGATTGGTGGAAAGTGCGGCCCGCGCTTCCTCGGTTTTTTCCTTGGCGCGGCCGGCGAGCGCCTCCGGCACCATGGCGCCGTTGGCGGCCAGCCATTCGCTGAGGGCCTGGATGGATTTCTGCGCATCTGCCACCTCGGCCTGCGCGTAAGCGACATGGGCTCCGGCGGGATTCTCCCGCAGGTATTCCAGCGCATCGCAAAGCTCGCAGACCTCGGCGCCGAGCGATTCGATCGCATAGGCCACGTCGGCGCTGGCGGTCGGATCATACTCGGCATTGCAGCCGAAATAGGCATCGCGCCGGGCGCGGCTGCGCATCGAGACGGTCAGTTCGCTGTCGTCATAGGCCGGCCATATGACAGGGTTGACGGTGACCAGCTTGCCGCGCGTGACCGTGCGGATCGCCGTGCCGTCGTCGCGCTTCTCCCATTTGTCCTGAGCGCCGCGCTCGAACTCGAAGGAGGTACCGCGCAGGATCTTCTTGTCCGCGAGCTGCAGGAGGTCGCGGCCAGTGGACGTGTCGGGAATCAGAGCCTCATAGCGAAGCTCGTTGGCGGTCTCCTCGATCGTGAGGTTGACGCCCTGGCGCGCGAAGGCGTTGAGGGTGGCGTCGGAGTGGCCGGCCATGCCCATGACATTCTCGGCGCCATCGAAAGCTTTTGGGGCGATGCGCTCGACGAAAGGCCGCCCGCCATTGAGCATGCGGTCGCGGAGTTCCACGCTGTCGGTATTGAGCGGGATAATGCCGCGAAGGGCGCCGATGTAGCCGGCGGCCTTTTCCTCGGCGGTAAGGGCGCGGGTCTCGACCCGGCCAGGAATCATGCGGCGTTCGTTTTTCATGGTGTCATGATTGGGTTTGTTCGCCCGCGGCTTGACCGGCTGGGACGGCAGCAGACGGATCGGCTGCGGCGCGCGGGCCTTGGTTGTTCATCGGCTGGCGGGGATCGCCGGCCCAGGCGTCGGGATAAAGCGGCCACTCTTCCTTTTCGCGGATCTGGTTCACATCCATGGCGGCGATGCCGCGCATGATCTGGTAGAAGGCTGCGCGTGAGGCCGGACTGCCGCGCAAAAGCGCGTCGACGGTGAACTTGATATAGTGCCCGTCTTCCTGCTCCCGCTCGGTCAGGAGCGTCGTATTCATTTCCGCCTCCCAGTTGGCGCAGAGCGGGCCGAGCATGTAGTCGACGAGGCCCTGGTTGAGCTGCTCGATGCCGCTGCCCCAGCTCGTGGCTTTTTCGGTTGAGCCGACGAGGTGCAGCGGAATCTGGTAGACGCGCGCCACCTCCTCCACGGAAAATTTGCGCATGCCGAGGAGTTCGGCCTCGTCATTCGAGAATCCGGCCTCGGCCCAGGTCGCGCCGCCATACATCATGGGCGTCTTGCCGGCGTTGCCCACGCCGGCGTAATTCTTCATCCAAAAGTCGGCGAAGCTCTGGGCTTTCTGGTCGTTCCAGGTCGGCGCACCATTGATCACCCCGGGCTTGCGGTTGCCGTTGGCGAAGCTGCGCGCGGCAAACTCTTCCGCCGTCATCGCCAGGCCCACGCTCTCGCGCAGGTCGAAGAGCGGCGAACGGCCGGTAAAGCCGTTGGTGCTCAGGTTGGCGACATGGAGCATCTCTTCCGCTGGCAGATCGCCCACACCGTGCACCCGGTAGGCGGTGGCGCCGGTCGTCTTGTTCTCGAGCGGCGTGATTTCGGAAGGCTTGAGCCAGCGAATCGCCTGGGGCTCGGCGTAGCTGTTGCGAAGCACGCGCGAATAGGCATTGCCGCCGAGGTCGAAGCAGACCTGCGAACTATGCAGCCACTTGAATTTTGTCTGCGCCGGCGAAACACGCCCGCGGAGCAGCCGCGCCAGCGGATGATCGCGCTGTTCCTCCGGGCCCGAGGCGGTCTTGCGGTAGACCTTCACCGGAAGCATCGCCAGCAGGTTGGCCCGGAAATTGACACAGGCGCGCACGATCGAGACGTTGAACGCGGTGTTCTCGTTCACGCTGGCACCGCTCTTCGTCGGGCCCAGAAGCAAGGCGCTCAGCAACCATGGGGCCGGGTCGGTGAGCGTGGAAGTGGCCGCCCGGAGTTCTCGGCCGGCCCTGATTCCAAGCCATGCATCGCGTAGAAAGGAAAACGCACCCCCGCCCTTACCTCCATTGCTGGCGGCTTCACCGTGTGCGGAATGTTCGGCTGGAGTGCGCATTTTTCCCCAGCCCCACGGGGCGCGACGATTCGAGTTGGAAACCAGAAAAAACCGCTCTGCGTGTCCAAAGTGGCCGCAACTAGCCCAAAGTCGCCCAAACTGGCCAAACTTTCTGGGCGAATTAAACGCGAAGACGCAAAGACGCGAAGATCAGCTTTGTGGATCTTCCGACACGAGAATCGCGTAGTTCTTTGGGTCAGGATCTCCCGGCCGACCCATGATCGAAATTCCAGAACCAGCAAGCAGCGGACTCGCGACCAATTTGATGCCCATGATCTCACCGACGACCGGGGCGGGAGTATTGAGCACCAGGTTGGCGAATCTGTCATCGGCAGTGATCTTTTTCGGATTCATGTCTGTGCTTCGTGTTCTTCGTGCCCTTCGTGGTTAAAATAGAGTAATCACCCAAGCATGATCACACCCGGATCGCCCACGGGCTCGGCGCCGCGGAGAATGCCGTCGACGCCCATGATCATCGACACCGCGGCGTCGATCTTGGCCGCATCGTTCGGCTTCGTGGGATAGTAGTATTTCAACGGGCCGCCGCTGCTCGTCGTCTTCTGCACCACGTTGCCGAGCATCCAGGCTAGCGGCTCGTTGCCGTCGTGCTTGATCAGCCCGGAAGCGATCAGCGCTTCGAGCTCCTTCATTGGCTGGCTGATCATCGCCGACGACTGCGACACCTCGGCGACCTCGAACGTGCACCAGTCCTGCGCCGTCAGCCGCTGCATGAAATACCCCAGCTCGCGGGGGTCGCACTGGAACCGTACCACCTGCAGAATGCCCGCGATCTCGCGGATCTTGCGCATGATGGCGGCAAAGTCGGTCACGGCGCCGGGCGTGACGTTGAGCTGGCCGGCCTGCTGCCACTTCCGGTAGGCCTCGGCGTTGGCGTTGCCGGCGTGGTCGACCATGTTCTCGGGCACGAAATGCCAGGCAAACACGGCATACCCGCCGGCGGACAGCGTGCGCGCGGTCGGCTCGGGCGGCGTCTCTTCGGCGTCGAGCACCGGGTCGGCCTGCTCGGCCTCGGCCACTTGGCGGGCTACGGACTGCTCCAGCGCGGCGCGCGCGGCCGGCGTCAGCTTCTCCGGGTCCAGCGGGCCGCTCTCGGGCTCGCGCTCGATCACCGCGACCAGGCTGGTGATGTCGACGCGGTTGGCGGCGTCCATGGCCAGCGCCGCCCGGCAGCCGCGGAATTGTTCGAGGGTCTGCTTCGGGTCGTGACAGGCGCTGTTCCATTGCTGCAGGTTAGCCCATCCGGCCGCGGTCTTCACCCACATGCATAGGTTCAACTGCAGCACGTCGTTCAATTCGCTGGACTGCGTCCTAGCGGTCTCGATGCGCTCCTCGATATAGCTGCGCCGGCAGATGGTGCCGAGGCCGGGGTTGGCCTTGATCCATTTGGCGGGGTCGTCGTACTGGTCGCAACGCTTGCATTTCAGGTCGGGCTGCTGGTGGCGCGCGGCCGCGCATTGCGGGCAGGGGTCGAGCGTGCAGACGTAAGCGAAGAAATTGTCGCGGCGGATGCGGCCTTCGAGGATCCGCACGGCGGTCTCGTGATACTGCCAGCAGATGGTGCGGTGGTCGTGGCCCGAGTTGGTGATCAGGGCGATCAGGGCGTTTTTCTGGTTCTTGGTGCCGGCGATCATGGCCCGCGCCATCCGGGCCGACTCGTGGGCGTGCACTTCGTCGAGCGCGGCGAAGCTCACGCGCTTGCCGTGCTGGCCGCGGTCCTCGCTCGACAACGGAAGGAACCGGGCCCGCTTCTTGGCGATCGTGATGGCCCCGGTGAGGACCTCGATGTGGTCGCGCAGCCGCGGGCTGGCCTGCACCATGCCGGCGGCGTCCTCAAAGCAGATGCGGGCCTGCGGCTTGGCGGCGGCGGCCGAATAGACCTCGGGCGCTGGGTCGAAGGCGAACTCCAGGTGCATCAGCCCGAGCCCGGCGGCGAGGGGCGTCTTGCCATTGCCCTTGCCGATCTCGCCGTAAAAGAACCGAAAACGCCGATTCAGCTCTGGCAGCGCCTTGCGATCGGCCGCCGTCGCGGTACCGGCCGTCACGCGCGCCAGCAGCGGCGTGTGCGCGGCGAGCGGGACGGTGGATTTCTCGCGGTCGACCATCCACCAGCCGTAGAGGCTGCCGACAATAAACGCCTGGAACGGCTCGAGCTTGAACGGCACGCCGTCGGACAAGTGCAGCGTTTTCTCGAAGAAATTGAGCGCCCCATCGGCCCGCGCCGCGATCCAGACCAGACCGCGCTGGGCGCCATGCTCCAGGTCATCCAGATGACGCTGGCATGCCGACCGCACCAGCCATCCGGCCACGATCCGGCCCGCCAGCACGTCGCGCGCGTAGGCATCGACGCGCGCCGCCTGGGGATAGGCTGCCGGCTTTTTCTTCGCCATGGTTCAGGCCGACTGCCATCGTGCGCCGATCAGGTTGATCTTCGCCTGCGGATGGCGCCGGCGCAGTTCGGCGAGCATGGCGTCGGCATTGGCGCATGCGGCCACCGGACGGCGGGCCGCGGCCGTGATCAGCACCAAGCCGCCCGGCACGTTCCACAATTCGTAGAGCGACGCGCTGGTGTCGAATGCGCCGAAGGATTTGTCGGTGTGCTCATGGCCGTGGCCTTCGAGCAGGATGAACGGCGCAAACTCTTTCGACGCCGCGGTGATTTCGGTGATGGTCATGCCGGGAAAGCTGTGAGGTGTAAGTGATAAGCGGTAAGCCGTGAGCGAGGTAATCACGCCCCGGCGAGTTGGCGGTGCTGCTCCGCGAGCGGGTCGACGGGCTGACCGCCGCCGCCGGAAAACGGAAACTCGCCCTGGCCGCTGGGCAGGCGCACGCGCGGCCGGGCGGCGGCGGTGGCGCCGAACTCGCCGGCCAGCTTGGTGAACTGCGCGATCGCCTTCCGGCGGCGGCCCTCGAGGGTCGAAAGCTCGTTTTCGTCCTTGCCCGTGCGGCGCTTTTTGACGCGCAGGCGGTTGATCTGGGTGGTGAGCGCGAGCTTTTCCTCATGCAGAAGGCAGAGGTCCTCGAAGCTCGGCCAGTCGGCGTCGGTAAGCGTGCCCATCTGCACCAGCTCCGGGCCCTGCGCGTACCAGAATTTGCGCGCCTCACCAGTGACGTGCACCGGCGGCGCGCGGAAGCCGCTGCGCCCCGGCTGAGGCTCGCGCGACATGACGTCGCCGATCGGCCGGTGCCCCGGGTTTCCCCGGAGCAGCTTCAATGACGTAGGTGCTGGGCGGCGTCCGGCCATGATTATGATGGCTGAGAGCTGAGAGCGGAGGGCTGAGAGCCAGAACGGTACCAACGTTTCGCCGCGGCGGCTTTGGCGATTTCCCGGCGGCGCTCCGGCGATAGTCGCTCGGCACGAATCCGGCCCCCCTTGAGCCCGCCGCGCCGGCCCATCGCTAGCATGACCTGACGCTGTACCTCGGGGTCCTTCATGGCTTCGATACGGGCAATGGCTTCTGTGGCGTTTATGCTCATCGGGAAAATCCGTTCTCTGACCTCTGACCTCTGGCCTGTTCCTTGGCCGTCTTCCGGTCGTGGCCGCGCTTCGTGAGCGGCTGCCAGTTCCACTCGGCCCAGAATAGCTCCTGGTTGCCTTTGTGCGGGATGATGTGGTCGACCACGTAGGCCGGCCGGGCGATGTCCCAGGGCTCGACGCGATAGATCGGGTGCGCGGCCAAAAACCGTCCGGCGGCTGTCTCCTGCGAGAACAGCAGCAGCGTGCCGGCCTCCTGCAGTTCGCACCGGATCCGATGAAACTCCTCGGCCAGCTCGCGCGACCAGTGCGGCGTAGGCAACATCACGCCCGGGCAAAGCGGAAACCGCGACAGGAACGCACGCGACGCCGTGCGCCACACCGAATCGTAGCCGCGCTCGTAAGCAGAGCCGCGGGCGCGGTCCGCGTGACGAGTGACAAGTGACGACTGGCGGGCATGCGTTGCGCACCACGCCCCGCCGCCGGCGGGAATGAGCGCCGAGCATCCAGGATGCCGGCAAGGGTGCTTTGGGGCGTAGGTCATGCGGCGGGCTCCCATCGGAATTTTTTCTGGCCATAGACCGGCTGCCAGTCGCGCTCGCGGCCATCCCGATCCCAGCCTTTTCCTTCTTTCGATGGCCTGGTCGAAGCGACGATACGCCAGCCGGCGGCCTTGACGCTCGTGCCTTTCTCAGTGGCCAGCGTATAGGTGACGATCCTGCGGCCGCCCATCGCCCGCCATGCCCGCCATGCGGCGCCATAAAGCATCGAGCAAACGTTCTTGGGTGCGCCAACGTCGACGCAAACGCGCAGGACCTCGGCGGTGTAGCCGTCCTGCAGCATCCTCGCCACCGGCCTTCCGATCAAAGCCACGCCGACCAACTGTGTGCCAGTCGTCACACCGATGGCTAATGGCGCGCCGGCGGTCGCCTCGTTGTGCTCGTGAAAAGCCGCAACGAACTCGTTGGCCTCATCGATCGTGACTGGCACCAGGTAAATCATGCGGTAAGGGCCAGCAGGCCTGCGGACACGTTGCGCATCCAGAGCACCTCGGTGCGCTCCCTGGCGCCGTCGGCAACCGTGTCTTTCTCGACGCGATCCCAGTCGGCGAACAATTCCTGATCGTAGAGCGGGCACGCATACCCGCTGACAATTACCCCCCCCCTAAGCGTGCGCAGAAACGCAGCCAGCTCGCGGTGCTGATCGTCGCTCATTTCAAAACGGTAGCCGCGGATTGAGCCGCCCGAATCAAATCCGCGCGTGCTGTGGACGTAGGGAGGATCCACATAGTGCAGAGCGTCGGGCGCGTCATGCTTGGCCATCACCTCCAGCGCGGGCTTGCTCTCGATAATCACCCCGCGAAGGCGATCGATGATCGCCGGAAAACTTTCAGGCCACTTCCTCCAATCTCCCGCAGGAATGCTGCGCCGATTCTTGGCGGTGTATGTTCTCCAGCCGGTGCGCTGCGGTGTCTGGTCGCGATTCGGCCGCGTCAGATTCCCGCCAAATCCCATGTGACTGCGCACAAGCGTGCGCCGGGCGCGCTCGATCGGGTCGTCGGTCGGTTTGAAACTGAGGTCGAACTCCTCGCGCGCGTAGGGCGTCAGCTCGATCGCGTGGAGCAACTCTTCGCCATGGTCGCGCGCGACGCGAAACAGGTTTACGATCTCGCCGTCGAGGTCGTTGTATACCTCGGCGTAGCTGCGCGGCTTGTGCAGCAACACCGACGCTGCGCCACCATAGGGCTCGATATAGACACGGTGCGGCGGAAAAAACGAATTGATCCACGGTCCGAGCCGGAACTTGCCGCCGTGATAGCGCAGAAGTGGGCGGGATGGGGTCATTTACACCCTCCTTTTCTATTTGCAAAACCCCGGCGCGGAGCGTGGTTGATGTCACAATGAATGATCGTTCCACGTTCCCCAAAGCCGCCGGTGCCGTGACGCTGGCGGGGTGCATTGCATTCGAGTCGATCCAGCATCCCCAGCCCCATCCCTATCACGAGGAGTTTGACAGCACCCCTGCCGTGGCTCCGAAGCCGCCAGCAACGAACACCTCGCGCGCAATCGTGGAACTGAGCGGGCCGTTTCCCTATCAAAGTTGATGGGGTTTGCGTCATGCGTTGGCGTAGCTCTTCTCCGCTCCAGGCCGACAGCTCGGGCACGTTGGCGCGGACCAACGCGGCGGCAAGGGGCGGGCAAACGGAATTGCCGCACATGCGCACCTGGGCGCTTTTCGTGAGGCGCAGGCCGGCGCGACCATCGTCGCCAATGATGTAGTCGTCGGGAAATCCCTGCGCGCGGAACAACTCGCGGGGCCAGAGCATCCGCAGGCCGATGTCGGTGATGGCATATTCCTCGCCGTGGATCGTCACCAGGCCGAAGCGATCCTTGGTCGTGGTGGTGTGCATCGGCTCCTTCAAGTCGAGCCCCTCTTTCTCGTTGCCGTAATACTTTACGAGGAACGCCCGGACCTCGGCGAAATGTTGGCCCTGCGCGCTCACCGTATGTATGGGCTCTCTGGCCGGCTGGCCGCTCGACGTGCCGTGCATCTTTTCGATGTGGGCGGCTACCATGCCGAGCGCGTGCGGCGCGCCGGCGGGATTCTCCTTCGGGCCGGCTGTGACGGTGGGAACCGGTTCGGCGCAATCGCTGCCCGTGCTCCCGGTGCGGAATTTGGTCAGATGTGCAGCAACCAGGCTGCCGCCGTTGCCCATCGGCACGATCGTGGGCGCGGGCGCCTTGACGTCCAGCGCCCGCGGCTCCTGCGTGGCGCGCTCGCCGTAGCGTGGCACCAGGCAGCCGGTGACCAGCGCATGATGATCGACCGCCGTGACCGTGCTGGCGGGCTTCTGCAGCGGCCAGCCGGGCGTCTCGTGGCCGCCATAGTGCTTGGCGAGGAAGGCCGACACCAGCGCGTGATGGCCTCCGGTGGCCACGGTCTTGAGTGGGTCGTAGGCTGCTTTCGATGGATTTCCCGTCGTGTTGGCAACGAGCATAGGCGCGATCAACGCGAAGTGGCCGCCCTTTACGGCGGCGCATTGGGTGCGGAGTGGAACCTCCAGCGAGAAGTTGCGCTCATGTTTGGCGTTGGCGTGCTCGGTGAGGACCGGGGCGACCAATGCCATCTCGCCGCGGTGGGCACTGGTGACGGTCGGCACCGGGTCGCCCATGGTCGTGACGCGGTTGCTGCTGTCGTGGTGCGTGAGCGGCACGATGAACGGGTCGGAGCAGTTCACGACGTAGCGCATGATGCCTTTCGCGATCCGCCTGCAGGTGGCCTCGGCCAGTGGCCTCGCGCGCTCGAAGATCGACGGGCACGGAATCGACCAGTCGATGCACTCGGCCGCCGTGCGCCAGGGCTTGAGTCCGCTGCGCTTGAAATCCTTCCGCTTCGGGTCGCCGTGCGTGGGCGCGGGCCAGACGATGGGACGGCCATCGCAACGGGCGATGCCGAAAAGGCGCTTGCGGATCGTCGGCGCGCCATGGTTGCAGGCGCGCTCCTCGCGCGTCTCGACCGCGTAGCCGAGGCCGCCATTGCTGGCGTAGAGGCGCTCGATCGGAAAACCGGCGCCGAGGGTTTCGAGGATCTCCGGGATGTCGGGATTGTCCGGGCTAATGCCGGACCCGAGGCAGTCCTTGAAGGTTTGGAACGTGCGGCCGAGGTTGTCCGGGCAGGGCTGGCCATCGGCTCCGAGCGGTCCCCAGCCGAGAAACTCCTCGACGTTTTCCCACATGATGACACGCGGGCGCACGAGCACGGCCCAGCGGATGATGACCCAGGCGAGGCCGCGGATGGACTTCTTGCGCGGCTTGGTGCCCCGGGCCTTGGAGAAATGCGTGCAATCGGGCGAGAACCAGGCAAGGCCGACGCGGCGGCCCTTGGTGACGGCCAAGGGGTCGACGTCGAAGACGTTCTCGCAGAGGTGCAGGGTCTGCGGGTGGTTCGCCTGGTGCATGGCCACGGCCTCGGGGTCGTGGTTGACGGCGAGGTCGACGCACCGGCCAAGCGCGAGCTCGATGCCGGTGGAAGCGCCGCCTCCGCCGGCGAAGTTGTCGACGATCAGTTCGTCGTGGAGGTCGATGGTGAATTGCGGTCGGATCATGGGGAAAAGTCAGGCGGCGGCGGTGCGGCGGGCCTCGGTCCAGATGGCGTGTTCGAGCGTGCCGTCGGCGGGCTCGGGGCCGGCCTGGATGGCCTCGATGCGGCGGCGTTGCTCGGCCAGGCGGAGAGCCGCCTCGGCCTCGCGGGTCTGGCGCTGCTCAGGCGTCTCGCGCGGGGCGGCGGGCTCGGACTCCTTGCGCTCGGCGGCCTTCGGCATCCAGTGGACGATGAACCAGCCGACGGACACGTCGGCATCCTCGCCGCGGGCCTTGCGGACGTAGCGCGTGGCGGCGCGCAGGCAGGCGGGAACGTCGTGCCGCGGATAGCGCGCGACCAGCTCGGCCAGGCAGTCGGCGGCGAGGCGCTGGTCCTGTTCCGCGCCGACCGGTTCGCCCTCCCCTTGGATCCCCTCCTTTTCGGAGGAAGAGAGAAGAGAAGTGAAGTGTGTACGCTCACTCACACACGCCTTTGGCTTTTTCCCAATCCCGGAAGGCGGCGGCGGCGCCGCGATCGGGTTGCCGGGCAGGGCCATGAAGGTCTGGCCCTCGGCATCGGGTGGGCCCTCGGGGGGCGCAGGCCACGGCGAGCGCACGGCGTGCTTGAGCCTTTGGCCGTGATTCGGGATGAGCAGGTAGGCGGTGCCGTCGGGTCCGGTGTAGCGGGCCACCAAGTGGGCACGACGCAGTGTTTCCAGTGCGGCGGCGATCTCGGTGAGGCGCTTGCGAGGGCGATTCGGCAGGGCGTGCGAGCGGATCCAATCAGGGTTCCAGGGGCAGCGGCCGGCGTGGCAGGTGGCGAGGATGAGACGAACGAAAAGAAGCTCCGCAAACTCGGGCACCTTCCCGATCTTCGGGGAGGTGGTGAGGCCGTGCTTGAGGAGCTTGTCGGGCATGGGGCGTAGGCGGGAGGCGAGGGGCGAGAGGCGAGAGGCGAGAGGGAGGCGGTTAGGCGGCCACGCTCGATGCGGGCTGGCGCTGGGCCATGCGCTCGCGGCGGCGGCGTTCGTTGGTGATGGCGTGCGAGAGCGCGCCGTAGCGGATGCCGTGCTCCGCGGCGAAGGCCTTCATGGCGCCGAAGGGCTGCGGAAGGCTGTCGAGCCACCTGCGCGCGGCCTGGGTGGCGCGGCAGTAGGTGCGGAGGTGCCCGACGGGATCGGGCTCGGCGGGCGTGCCGAGGGGCACGTCGATGATCTTGCGAGGCGGAGCGGACTGCCGCGGGATGGAGGCCAGCAGCGGCGCGATCGAGCGGCTGATGGCGAGGGCTTCGGAGTATGATATGCGGTTGGGCATGGGGAAAAAGCTGTAAGGTTTAAGCGGTAAGCGATCAGCGTGTGGCTACGTGCGGTGACGGGAATGCGGAGTGCTCCTGGCCGTCGAGCAGGCGGCCGGAGGCGAGCTTGCCGACCCACCAGGAGTGGTTGTCTGCATCGAAACTGTGCTGTGACTTTTCTTTTAAACGGTCTTTGTCGCCTTCACGGTACTGGCAGCCGGGAAGCCACTCGCCCCATTGCTTGAAGAAAAACGGCACGCCGGCTGCAGCGCACTGGTCGCGAAGGCTTCGGGCCCAGTCGGGATGCATGGGCCTCGCTCCGTGGCCGCTTTCTCCGCCGCAGATGACCCAATCGACCTTTCCACGGATCGCCCACCCGCTCAGCACGTCAACCGGGCCGAGCAACGGTTCGCAGGATAGAAAACGAACCTTGGCGGGGATCTGCAGGAGCAGCGGAATCCTCTCGTCAGCGCGCTGCTGGTCCTCGACCGTGGTGCCAATCCAAATATTATCAGGAATGCCTGTGCCGTCTGTGGCCGTCCAATCGTTGAGCCAGATGCCAAGTTCGGTTTGTGCATCACCCTCCCATGAGTCACCGGTCTCGAAGTCGATGCCCTCGACATGAGCAAGGGCCCGGCAAATTCTATCTCGCCAGTTCTGCGGCCGCTTCGTGAGCAACAGCCAATCGAGGTTCGGTGTCCGGCGGATGAGGTCGAGCAGGTCGACCAACCATTCGATCGGCACTTCATCGTCGAGCCAGTCGGCCAAACTTGCGCAGAAGACGCGCGATCGACGGACGCCGTGCTCGGAAGCGAAAGCAGATGCTTTGTCCCAAGCAATCGGCTGCCGCCAGTTGGCCTCGGAGGTCCTGCGCCGCGGGGCGCCTTTGCCCCAGTTGGCACCACCGGAGAAACGCTGGTTGCGAGCCTCGGCGTAGCAGTGAGCGCAGCCGGGCGAAACCTTCGTGCAGCCCTCCCAAGGGTTGAACGTGTGGTCGGTCCATTCGATGTGGGAGTTTTTCATGCGGGGATAAGCTCGAGCTGGCCGGAGCCGGGCTGGCGGCGTTTCAGGTGGTGGCCGAATTGCGACATGAGGCGGGCGCCGAGGGCGGCTTTCTCCTGGTCGCTGAGGGCGGAGATGGCGGCGTCGACCGTCGGGAAGCCGCGGGATGGCTCGGTGCCTTTGGTGAAGTCGGCGCGGGCGCGCCATTGTCCACCGGCCTCGGCCTGGTCGCGCTCGACGTAGGAATAGACGCCCTCATTCGTGCCGCGGCCTTTGTGGGCTCCTGTGAGCTCGACGAGGCCGAGCTTGTGCAGGTCGGTGGTGCGTGGCCGGAGCGTGAGGAGCGGAATGCCGCTGAGCCTGGCGACCTCGCGCGTGGTGCCGGGCCCGTAGGCCTGCCAAGCGAGGTGCACGCGCACCATGTCCTCCGTCAGGTGCGTGAGGACTTCGCGCCAAGTGGCATTGCGTAGGTCGGCGGGCTTCACGGGTGATCAGGCCGGCCGGCGCGGCCAGGGTTTGCGCAGCCATTCGCGGCAGGCAGGCGCGTTGGGGTGGATGTCCGTGAGCGTGTCGTGACGCCACTCGCCCGCGCGCAGGCGGCACTTGTGGCTCGCCTGGTTGCGGTGCAGCACACGCTCGCAATGGAGGCACGTCGCGCAGCGCTGGCCCTTCGGGCCGGTGCCGGGACGCGCGGCGTATCCAGCCCGCCGCCTCCTGCCATCCTTTCGGAAGGCTTGAGGCGGTGGGACTGGATGGCCGAATAGATCATGATCGTGGGTCACGTCTCGATTGCGGGGGCGTAGTCGGCCTCGGTCTTGCCGAAGGTCCACGCGACCGCCGCGCGGGCGGTCGTGATGTCGGGTGGGACGCGCAGGAAGTAATCCTTGAACGTGCCGTCGGGCTCGGCGGTGGAGTTGACCACCTTGACCATCACGATCGGCTCGTCGCCGGGCAGCTCCTTGCGGTAGAGAACGCCGAAATCATCGTCGTGGATCTTCTGCGCGCCGGAGTCGACCAGGTAGCGGGCCTGGCCGTAGCGCTCGATCATGACGCGGCGGACCTCGGCATTCTTCTCGGCGTCGATCCCGGCTGCGGTAATCTCGTGCGGGCGGCAAACGACGTACTCTGGCACGCTCACGCCGTGCCAGTAGGCATCGCGGATGGTGTCGAGCCAGACGAACGCGGGAGCGTCGGCACAATGCAGGCGGCGGCGCTCGTCGACGCGGACCGCGGCGGGCCGCTCGGCGACCACCAGCTCGTTTTCGCTGGTGATCCAAAGCAGCCACGCCCCCGCTTCGAAGGCCTCGAGCATGGGCAGCCAGCGGCGATGCAATTCGTCATCGGCGCGCGCCAGCGCGCCGATCGCCGTTATGGAATGCCAGCTCAAATCCCAACTGGCAGCCCTGGCAGCCCTGGCATCCCAGGCATCCCAGGCAGCCCTGGCAGCCCTGGCATCCCAGGCATCCCAGGCAGCCCTGGCATCCCTGGCATCCCTGGCATCCCAGGCATCCCAGGCAGCCCTGGCAGCCCTGGCAGCCCAGGCATCCCAGGCAGCCCAGGCAGCCCTGGCAGCCCTGGCAGATTTTCCGACCGCGCCGATTTCATCGGCGCGGTGGAGGAAGCGGATCTTCACCTCCTGCGTCGTGATGCCCGCGATCCAACGTTGCAGGCTCTCAATGATGCGCGGCCGGTCGACCGTCATCTTCAAATCGCACGCCTTGGCGTGACGATCGATGAGGGCCTGCAGTTCCGGGCTGTGCTCAGTCTGCGACACGGCGGATTTCCTCCGGTGAGTATTCGCGCTGGTGGACGGTGCCGGTCGCGCCCGCGCCGCGGTAGAGGCCCGCGGGCACGCCCTGCGTAGCGTGCTCGTCGTGCTTCAAGAGGCCGAACTCACCGGCGGCGATGACGCGATCGCCGACGATCTTCACATCGTGAATCGAAAACTCGATCTTCCCGAGCTCGGGATGGTCGACCATCACCTGGTCCTTCCACCGGCGAACCAGCGGGAGATTGAACCGCAGGTCGTGTCCCTTGATGTCGAAATACTCGGCGCCATTGCCGTCGACCAGCTTGCGGGTGCCGGGCTCGGCGAGCGTGTGGGCGTGGCCGGTGACCTCGCCATGAGCAAGCACGACCTTGCCGTGTTCGCGGTCGACGGGTTGGAGTTTCTTGGGCAAAGAGCCGATGCGCTCGAGGAGCACGTCGCCCTGTCGGTACTGTCTGTTTTGGATTTTCATGGAGAAAAAGTCAGATGGCCCGGGCCTCGCGCTCGGCGCGGGCGAAGGAACGCCACTCGGGCCGGTCGGCCTCGGCCTTGGCGTCGAAACGGTCGTTGAAGGTCTCGCAGAACGCGCGGAGGCCGCCGTCGTGCAGACGCGGGCCCATGCCGGGATCCGGCAGGCCGATCACGCCGCACATGGCAGCGGCTGAGCTGCTGGTGCGGCTGTTCGGATGGACTTGCGCGCGGCGCGGCATAGTGGGATGTCAGGCGACCGCCGCGGCCGGAGCCGGCGGGGTGAAGTTGAAATAAAGCTGGCCGGCCGCGCTGAGCAGGCGGCGGGCCTGGCGAATCTCTCCCGAGTCCTCGCCCCAACGCTGGGCGATCTCGTCGAACCAGCCGAACTCCCGGTCGTGCTTGCGGAGCTTGAGGACCGGCCGGCCGTTGCTGTCGAACTTCGGCGCGCCGGTGCGCTTCTCGGTCGCCACATCGAGATGGTAGAGCTCGTGGTCTAGCAGGGCGTCCTGCTGGCGCGACGTCATCTGCAGGAACGCGGCCCGATCGAGCACGATCTCGGCATCGCCCCGGCCGGCGGCGCGCTCCTTCGTGCCGATCTTCCGCACAACGCCATCGCAGGCGTAGCCGTGCAGCGTGAGCGCGGGGCCGTCGCCATCGGTGGACACGGCCAGCACTTCGACGCGCACGCGCGCCTTGTGCAGAACGGGGTGATATTTCTTGATCAGCGCATCGACGCGCTCGTGGACGGATTTGGAACAAGTCTCGTAGGTTTTCATAGGCTTAATGGTCAGGCGGTGGCGGAAAGATCGTGCAGAGCCCGCGCCTCGGCTCGGGATAGCTCCCGCCACGCGCAGCCAAGGCGGGTAAGGCTGGCCGCGAGCGCATCGAAGATATCCTCAAGCTGGTCGAGATCGTCGGCCGGCCATGTGTCGTAACCATTGCGGCGGTTGGATACCTCCCATGCCTCGCGGCGGCTCTCGGAAGCGGCGCTGAATGCCGCGCTGGATGAGTCGGAAGCGACCGCAACCGCCACTGCGTCCTGAAACATCGAGCCGTGTCCCGAATCGAATCGCTCTAGCAATGCCAACTTCTCGAGCACCTCATGCTGTAGGCGTTCTATTTCGGAGCGAAGAGGGGCCAGCAGCGTCGATCGTGGCTGCTCAAGTTCAAATGGAAATTCGAGTGGCTCGGTCATGCGGTGGCGCGGATTGCCGGCAGTTGCCGGGCAAACCAGTCGGCGATGGCGCAGTCGAAGATCTCGATCACGCGGGCGTTGCGGCGGAAGACGGGATATAGCTGTCCGGCGGTGATCAGGCGGCGGATGGCCTTCTCGGAGAAGCCCTGCAGGCGCTGGTCGGCCGCAGCCTCCTTGGGGCGCTTCCGCAGCTCGTGCGCCAGGTCGAAGCGCCGGCCCTGGCTGTCGGTGAAAAGCCCGCCGCGGAGTCCGGGACACGGCAGAATGCCGACGCGCGACTCGGCATTGGCCGCGCCCCGCCGTCGGATGTCGGCCAACGTTCCGGGATGGCGCACCGTCGGGCGGGGGCGGCTTTGTGTCCGTGCAGCGGAAGGGCGGCGGGGGCTCTTGGTCATGGGGCCGGGCGTGTGCTCAGTACGTGCGGCGGGTCAGAGGGGCCGGGGCGGCCTATGCGGCCGTGGATCCGGCGGGCCAGCGTCGCGGTCTTCGTCTATCTCGTGGCCGGCGTGCTCGAAGCTCCACGCGACCCAGCAGAGGCCGAGCATGGCGAGAAAGCCGAGGACGGCCCCGACGATGCTTAGAATGTTGGCGAGGATGATCATGGTCAGGTGCTCAGCTTTTCCTGCAGGCCGCAGGACCAGGCGTGAATGATCGCGCAAAGGTGGAAATTGACCTGCCAGCCATAGGTCTCGTGCAGGTGGCGGCCGATCGTGAAGCCGTCCCACGTGATGCCGGCCTCGCCCAAACCGCAGAGCAGGTCCGTCAGCGTGGCGCGCGCGTAGCCTTGGCCGTGCGTGTCGATGTATTTCTGGGGCACCGGCTCGGCGTGCGGGAGCCACTTGGCCTCGATCTCAAGCCAGAGCGGCGGGAAATGTCGGCCGAGCAGGCCCTGAATGCGGCCGAGGGATGAACCTGCAAAGCAGCGAAACGGCCCCGAGCGGCGGGGCCCCGTTGCCCGCTGCTGCGAACCCGGGGTCCGTCCTGATTTCTCAGGCGCTACCGCGTCATGAAAACCAGGCTGAGGCGTCTTCGGGGCGGGAGCAGTGGCGGTGGGCGAAGTGGTTTGGGGAGTCATGTCAATGGGGTGTTACGCCATCAGGGCAAAAAAAGAGAGGGGGCGGAGTTAGCGGAAAAACACCAGGATGGCGTCGGCGATGAACATGGCTGCGAAGCAGCAGCCGAGAGCAGCGGCCCAGTCGGCCCGCTCCCGCTGATCGTTCCGTGCGACGCGCGCGCAAACCGCGGCGGCGATCAGGCAGGCGATGACATGGACCGCGTGGAACATCAGGCGGAGAGCTTGAGGCCGGCCTCAGCCGCGGCGCGGCGGCGCCGGCGCCAGAGGGTGACGCGCGATACGCCAGCCATGCGGGCCTGCTGGGCGACGGTGACGCGGCCCGTGAGGATTGGCGTGACGATCGCCAGGAGGGCGTCGACGCGGCGCGTGAGGACCCGCACGTCGGCCATCGGATCGGGGGGCGGCATGTAGGGCGCTGGCGGGCGCGGCTTAGATGATCTGCGTGATGGCACGGTCGTGGGAGGCTGAGTTGGTGACGTGGCGCAGGGCGCTGCGCAGGAGCGGGATTTCGTCGGCCGTGACGCGGTTGTCCGCGATCGACTCGCGAATGAGGCGTGCGGCATCGAGGTCGGCCTGCTCTGCGGCGAAGGCGTGGCGGCCGGCAGAGTCCTCCGTGCGCTCGATGTCGTCGGCAATGGCCTGTGCGCCCGCAATTTCATTCACGGCCGGCCAGTTTCGGCGCAGCCGGTAGTCGGTCCGAAGACCGGCGAGGAACGACTTGAGTTCGGCGATGAATTTCATGGGGAAATCAGGCGGCATGGCGGCCCAGCAGTTGCTGCACGAGTACGCTTCGTTCGTTTTGCGCGGCATCGATGCGCGGATCGTGCTGGTCGATCTGCCCTGCAAACACGCGCGCCCAGAGCGCGCAGGACCGCATACCCAACCGAGAAATGCGGCGATGGATGTCCTGCTGGACAGGTATCACGCGCGCGGCCTCCGCTCGATAGCTTAAGGCCATGGTGATCATGCCTGCGGCGCAGAAGCGGGCGCCCTGCAATCCGGTTTTGTCTGCGACCAGACGGATCGAAACGCGGCGCCCAAAACGAGTGCGTTCCTTGATCAGCGGGAAGCGGATGCTATAGCTGGGGCGGGAGGCGAGGCTCATGGGGAAATCAGGCGGCGGCGGTCTTGGATTGCGCCGGGGAGTCGGGCGCGGTGGTCGAGGCGACCGGGCGCCAGTCCCACGTCCATCGGTCGGGCTGCTCGGCGATCCAGATGCAGGCCTCGGTGGCGCTGTCGAAGACGCCTCCGATCTCGCCGGTGGCCATGCGGTAGGTTTGGTAGCGTGTGCTCATGGGGAAATCAGGCGGAGTTTTGCAGCGGGACGCGCCAGCCGTGGTTCACGATGGTGCGCAGGGCGCGGCGCTCCTCGGGGTAGGCCTCGATGACGGTCTCGCGGCCGGGCTCGATCTCCTCGCCGTAGTTGTGCTCCCAGAACTGCCGGCAGGTCTCGCAGCAGAACTCCGCGCCGACGGGCACCAGGGCCGGGCAGGCCCGGCAGTAGTGGAAGCGAGACTTGGCGGCGCGGAGGGGCATGGTCAGGCGGCGGCTTCGCGGGTCCGTTTGCGGCGGGAACTGCGGGCGATGAGCTGGTCGATCTCGGCCGCGAGGCCCTTGTCGGCCTCCAGGGCGGCGGTCAGGCGGGCAAGGCGCTCAGCCAGGTCGGCCGGTGGCGGGCCGTGGCGCTCCACGTAGGAGGCCAGGGCTTCCCCGACGATAAATGAGAGGTCGCGCGACCGGCTGCCGGCGAGACGCAAGCTGGCAATCGCGACCGCCGGGTCCAGAGAGACAGAGGAGACAAATTTGGTGCCGGATGCCAGGCAGGCCTCGGCGCGGGAAAGGGTCTTTTCGAGAGTGGTACGCATCTGCTGTGATAGTCTGTGATAGTATAACAAACTAAACGCAAGAAGAAATTGCGGCTGTCTGCGGGACTGTTGATGTTGGGGATATGCCAAGACCCAGACCGGAGCCGGAGGATGAGCCGGCGCCACTGTCAGTATCATTCCCTCGAAAAATAAAGGTGGCCGGAAAGCGACTGGTGCGGGACAAGCCGCTGCTCGGCCTGCGGGATTTTTCCGGCCTGGTGAATCGTGCCCTCTACGAATACATCGAGGAGCAGGAGCCGGGTCTGGTGGCGAAGGTGGCGCGGGAGATACGCGAGGGGCGGGCGCCCGAAGCGCAACAAATCGGCATGGCGGCAGAGGATCCGGCGCCATATGGGGCCAAGTCGAAGGAACCGGCGCGCGGCGCCGATTTTATCGCGTCGACGGCATCCGCGTTGAATGATGCTGCGAAGAAAAGGCGTGGGGCTCCACCCAGCCGCGCGAAACGGTGATGGCTTCCCATTCTTCGATGACGGCCTCGATCTGCAGGGGCGTCATATGGCGAGTGAGCACTTCGACCAGGGCGCGGACGCGATCATCTAGTTCTTGTCGCGTAAGGACGCGCCAAGGCTGGCCCGTTGTGTTCATAGGGATATTGCGGTCGCCCCGTTGGCCCCCGGAGCAACGGCCCGAAACGTATGACACGACTGAAAGTCGGCAAGTGGAAAGAGGGGTCAGTAACCCATCGACGCCAAGTCCATTTGGCCGTGGTAAACGGTGCAAAATTAACACCAAGAATTGACTATTAGGCTGGCGCTGCCAGCCTGCGCGCACGGGCCGCCAACGTTTAGAGGGAAATTAACATGAACAGAGGCTTTGTTCTCATTGTTTGGCTCGCACTGGGGTTGATGATATCGGGGTGTGCTTCGGTGCCTCCGCTCGATATCGAGCATGCCAATTTTGGCGCCGCACCGAAAGACGCCGAGGCGCAGATCCGGCAGCTACATCACGACACCTATAAGGACCCGGACAGCATCCAATATCGGTTCGGAAAGCTGGAGAAGGGCTGGCACCGCGAGCCGGTCATCGCCGGCGGCGCGGTCGTCTACGGCTGGATCCAGTCGGTCGAGTTCAACGCGAAAAACGGCTTTGGAGCCTACACCGGCTACGAGCAGCACTATTTCTTTTTTCTCAACGGCACATTGCTGCACGACGTCACCGATCAAATGCGGTTTGGCTGGGCGGGCACGGTGGGCGACTGACGATCATCGCGGCGGCATGATCTTGAAATAGGAGCGGCCGTCTTTCTCTGTGGCGCGGCCGGCATAGTGGCGCCAAAGGATCTCGGGTGAGCGGCGGTGCTGCATCAGAACCGCCGTGCGGCCGGGATCTTTGAAACCGTGGAGATGGTAGGTCGCGAATGAGTGTCGAAGGCAATTGTGCGGGTGGGGGACCTCGGCGATCTCAAAGGCGATGGCCTTCTCCTGCGCGTAGGTGCGCTCGGTCATGGTCCAACAGGACGCCGGCGCATGCTTCAACCAGGGCCAGAGGTTGGCTGGGTGACCGTCGGTGAAGTGCCGGCGGCCGCTCTTGTGCTGCGAGGCGGGCAGCTCGAGGCCGTGCAAGTCCCATTTGAGGTGTTCGGCGACAAGCCGGCCAGCGCTCGACGCCCGTAGCCCGCCGAAGGCCTCTAGGGCCAGGCGGCCGACCACCGGGCGGTGGGCGTTGCGTTTGAAGAGTTCGCGCACCTGGTCGACCGTCAGGATGCCAACGTCGTCGCGCGGCATGGCGCTCGGCGCGTCGACCAGATCGAGGGGATTGCGATCGAGCCAGCCGAAGCGGACGGCATGCCCCAATAGGACGTTGGCAGAAAGGTAATGATGGCGCTGGCTGCCGGCGGCGAGCGGCTGATCGCCGAGGCGGTCGCTTTTGAGCCCGGCCAGCCAGGCGCGGAGGCTGTCGGGCGTAAGCATACCCATGGGTTTATCGCCGAAGTGTTCAGCGAACCGGCGAAGATGCAAACGGAGGTGGTTGATGGTGTCGCGACGGTTCGGCTGGGCTTCGCGCATCCGCACGTAGTCCTCGACGGCGCGCGCGCAGGTGATCTTGCCGCCAACCTGGCCACGCACGCGCTGCCACCAGCGCGCGACTTCGATGGGGTCCTCGCCACCCGTCAGCCGCGCGAACTCATTCCAGACCTCGACCTGCCGCGGCGTGACCGATGGCGCCTCGCGGCCAAACTTGGCGCGCTGCTCGGCCCACTTGGATGCGAAGTCGGCGCGAAGCTCAGCAGTCTCGTAGGAACGTGAAGCCGGACGGCCTCCAATCCGCCATCGCGCCATGAAAGGTTTCTTCCGGCCTGGGCGATGTTCGAACCAGAGGCCCGCCGGTGGCTTGATTTCGGTGGGCGGAAGTGGGCGCTTTTCGCGTGTGCGGGAGGTGGGCACGGGCGGGTAACAAACTGAAACAAACGTTTCTTACCGCAGAGTGAAAACGGCAAGCAAGCCAGTTTTCCGCTCTCCAGATGGTCGGGGCGGTGAGAATACACAAAGCCCCTATGTTTCACTGCGTGTGCGAAAAGTGAGCACCCTCCCCCTATTCTCCATTTCGCGGGCGCGCGCGAATGGCAGCGAGGACGGTCTTGAGGTAGGGGGTCGTAGACTTTTTGACCCCCATACCCTCTGCAGCAGCGGCAGGGCAGGGTGGGGTCATGGCGTGAAGCCCTCGATCGCGGCGGAGATGGGGGTGAGGGAGTCGGCGTCGGGGGCGGAGGCGATGTCGGCGGTAAGGGTGGCCTCCCTGGCGAAGCAGGCTTGGACGTGCTGGCCAACGGCCAAGGCGATGGCCTGCAGGCTGGGAAGGTCGAGGCTGATGAAGCCGGTGGCGGCCTTCCATTTGACCGTCGCGCCTTCGGGCGATAGACCGAGGAGCTGCAAGGCGCCGGCCAGCATGGCTGTGGATTCGCGATCGGTCAGGATCTGGGCGCCGTTAATGGTGATCCCGCCGGTCTCGACTTCCCAGCGGCGCTGGGCGAGGCGGGCGAGCAGGCGAGTCTTCTGCGTGGCGAGGTCGACCTCGGGCGACGGTGGCGGCACGGGCACGCTGGCCTGGCCATCCCAGGGCTCGCCGCCGCCGGCCCAGCGCATCTGCCCGGCCGGGACATCGGCGGGCGCCAGGAGCGTGCTGTGGGCCAGCGTTGCGGCCGCAATGACCAGGGCATGGGCCTCGGCATCGGGGCCGGTGAGGCGCAGGTTAGCGCGCTCGCCCGGATAGAACACGGCCGGTGTGGTGATGGTCGGTGGAAAGACGCCGGTGTCGAAGACGGCCGGCGTCTGGATCAGCTGGCCAACGTAGTCGAGTTCAACGCCCCCGACCGGCAAGATTTGCGCTCCACCAGAGCCGTGGATTTCACTAGCGAGTTGCAGCGCGAGCAGGTCGGCGAGAAAATCTGCGCGACTGATGGTTTGGAAATAGAGATCGACGGTGGTCATGTGGAGAGGGCCTGGAGGAGCGAATTACTGACCTTATAGGGAAGGTAGCTTACGCGCCGGAGGTGACTGTTGATCCAGTAAGAGGCGTTGGCGCTGCCCAATCGGATGGTTGTCGGCGTTCCCGGAACGTCCCCGGCGCTATCTGTGAGTGGTGCGTTCCCCGCATAGCTAAAAGCGAATAGATTTTGCTTATACGACATCGCCACCTTGCGCGCCACTGCCCCAAAGGTAATGCTGTTGTCTGTGAATGTGGCAGAATAAACACCTGCCGCGGTGCGGAGATAACCGTCAGCCCCGCCCGATGTATTGTAGGCTATGTCGAACTCGGATGTTTCGGAAGAAAGAAAGAAACCAAGCGGACCAACGACGGGAAGACCAACCCCCTCGATAAGCCATGTTCCTTCTGACGAGTTAAACCATGGAGCAAGCTGCGTGATCGAGCAGGAATCCGCCGCCCGCGTGACAGCCGCGCTCGCGGTTGAGATGTAGCTGGTGGCGAGGGCGCCAGCCTCCAGTTGGGCGCCCCAAAGCAACACCCCCGACGCGCCATCGCCTGCATATGCTGCCGCACGAGCCATCGCGGTGGAATTGGCAACGCAAAAGTAGGTTGCTTCGGTCGTGGCTATAGGGGTCACGGTGACACTGCAACGCCACCAGCCGTTTCCACAATTCACCATATCGACAGAGGTGTATCCGTGATTATAGGCAATGCCCGCCGTGAGGTCGAAGTTGGCGTAAGACGTGGGATCAAATGAGCCGCCCTCAAATATCTGGAGCACCGTGCGCCCCGCCGACTTGGCAAATATCGTCTTAGTATATGGCTGCGCACTCAATGCGACCACCTGCCCCAATTGATGGGGATTGTTAGTTGCATCCTCTACCAGTTTGTCTGCCGTGGACGCTCCCGTTGGATCGACGGCGGCGTTGGCCGAAACCGTTGCATGGGGGTGAACGCTCCAGGATGCGTTATCGAGTTCCTCGGAACGCACGAGCAGATTGGTCCGCTGCTCTTCGATGAGTAGCCCCTTGCACGCAAGCGTCGCCGGATCGAAGTCGAAGCGGGGCTGATCATTCGTCTCCGTGACGAGCACGCCGGCCGAGTTAAAGCGCGTGGCGGTGCTGGCGCGGGTGAAGGTCAGCAGCGAGTCGAGTTTGCTGCGCTGGTCGGGGTAGTTGTCGCCGGATGCCTGGCCGTCGCGGACGAAATCGAGGCTTATTGAGCGGCGAGGAAGGATGAGGGTCATGGCTTTTTCTCCGTGGCGGCTGGTTCGGCGGGCGCGAGTTTTTGCAGCAGCAGATCCATGCCGGCGACTGCGCCGGTCATGCGGTGAATCTCATTTTCGATTTCGCCTCGCTTCTTGAACGCGGCATCGAGTGCGCGCGCCAGCTCGGTGCGATGCTGCTTGATGGTTTCCATATCGAGCGCGGCGTGAGGTTGGGCAGGGGTTGTCATGGTGAATTGGCGGCGAGTTCGGCGGGTGTCATTTCGCGCAGGCGTGGCTCTTCGCCTGAGGTGTCAACAATTTGCCCGCGTGCAGCCTCGGCACCGCGCAGGAGGCGCTCGCCAGCCGCGACCGGTTGATCGCAGTTGGAAAAACCGGAACGTATAACTCTTCCGGTCGCGGGATCATAGATGGTGTAGGCTTGAATCATGGTCAGGAAACGACGATTTGCCCCCCGACCGTCATGCTGTTGCCGACGTCGGAATGGGCCATTATTTTGAACGTGTGACTGCCCGCAGAAGGCGTGTCGTTTACGGACATTTCGCAAGCCAACGAGGCTCCGGCGGCAAGCGACTGGCCGCCGTTCCCAAAGGTGGCGAGGAGGGTCGAGTCGCGATAGATCGAGACAAACAAGCTTTGTGTGCCACCGCTGCTATTCGCCATGTAAGAGCCGCCACCGAGCGTGATCTTTCGCGCCTGGCCGTCGCAGGTCACGGTTACCTGAAGGGCGGTGATTACCGTGTCCGTGGTGGACGTGATCGAATTTGATCCCGATGCCTTGCCGAGGCCCGCCGCCGGGGCCACGCCCGCCTCGATGGAGCTTCCGGCCTTGAGCGTGCCGCGAAAGATTCCGTTCTGAAACTCGGCATCGCCGGTGTAGCGCACGCGCCAGCCGGATGTTCCAGCCACAAAGTTGTCGCTTTGCAGGTCTGCTCCAGAGAACACGATGACGCTTGTATCTGCCTGCGTGCCGCCCGATGCCGCGATCGCCTGCATGCCCACGACCTTGTTCCCAGCCCCGAGTTTGAATCCCCAAGTGGCGATAGCCACGCCGCCGACGATGTATGCGGCGGCGAGGATGTTCACCGAGCTATTCAGCGTGCCCACCGAGGCATTGAGCGACGTGATGGACGCGGCCTGCGACGTTTGCGCAGCCGCGCGCACCGAGTATTCCTGATACAACGATGCAACCGAGTCGTTAAACGTCGCCAGCATGGCGGCAATGTCGCTGGCGAGGGCGGAAATCGCCGTGGCGCGCGTGGTCTGTTCGGTGGCGAGGTCTGCCGAAACCGTGTTGATGTTGCCCTGCAGCGTTGAGTCAGCCGTCGTGCGCGCCGAAGTCTCGGCGACATCGGCCGCATTCCGCGTGCTCTGTTCGCTCGTGATGGCGTTCTGCCTGGACTGCGCCTCTTGCAATAGCGCGTTGGCGTGCTCGTTCGTGGCGGCGATGATGTTCGCCATGTCCTGCGCCACGGAACTTATTAGGGCGGCGATGGAGTCCGAGCTGAGCTTTGAGGTGCCGGCGGAAGGTCCTACCCATGCCGACACGTTTCCCGTGGTGTCGCGCGATCGGATCCAGTAGTTGAGCGTCACGTTCGCCGCCAGACCATTGCGGCTCCATTCAGTCACCGGCCCCACTGCCGCCGTCGGCACTGTGGTCCCATCGGGCACAGGCGTGGTCGCCACCTGCTCAAATACGTCGATTCCAGCAAAGTCCGAGTCCGAAGGGTTGGCCCAACTCAACTTGATGCCCTCGATAATGCCACTTGCAGCGAGGCTGGTCGGCACCGCCGGCGGCGTGGTGTCGGTCGAAACGGTCGCGGTGACCGTCGCGCAATAAGCCCCCTTCACCGTGAGGCGATTCTCGAACCGCATGCGCACGTCGTAATCCACGCCGGCGAGCACATCCGTAATATAGTCCTCGGCCGCGTCGCCGCGCAAAGAAGCGGTCCAGATCAGCCACGTGGAGTCGGCGTGCTTCTTGTATTCGATGTGAACCTTGCCACCACTCGTCACCAGCGAATCGCTGGGAACGGCCCATTGGACATGCAGACGAGGCGTGATGCTGCCGTCCGCCTGGCGGAAATTTACGGTGTTCAGCGACAACCCAATCGGCGTGGGCACGACGTGGGAGTCGACCAGGTTGGTATTTGCCGCCAGATCGACCGTCGTTTCCTCGGCGCTCCAGCCCCAGACTCCGCTGGCCGTCTCGCGCAGCGTCAAATTCACGCCGAGCACTGGCGCGCCTCCACTGTCGCCGGCCTTGAGAAACAGGCCGATCGTCATCACCTCGAACTCCTTTGCGCTCCAGCCGTATCGGGTGCTGGTGCGGGTCACAACGTCGCCCGGCATCAGGTTCAGGGCCTTGAGCCCGCAGGGGAACACATGGGTGATATCCTGCCGGCCGCGCTCGAGGATGATTTTCGACAACCGCTGCGCGCGGGCGCCACTGGTCGTGAAATTGAGCACGATATCCTGCCAGATGCGCTCGCCGCCGTCCTCGGCCATGTAGGTGTCGTTTTTCACCGGCGGGAAATCCGATGGCTGCCAGTCGTTCTCCGGGCAGACATAAACGCCTTTCACACCGTTGCAGGCCTGCTGAATGCTCATGCGCGGGTCCACGTTCATCGGCCCCACGGCGTCGGCGTCGGTCAAATCCATCACGGCCGAATAGTGGGCCCCAGCCCGCATCCTGAATTGGCCACTGACGAATGGGCATATGCCGGCCATCGCTCCACACAAATCCTGCACCACCTGCCCGGGCTCGCTCGCCGTGTCGATGATGCCGCTGGACTCGTAGCGTTTCTCGGTCCCGCCCGCCGCCAGGCTGATGCTCTCGTCGCAAATGTTTGCCGCGGCGATCACCATGGTATCGTCGATCCGCGTCGAATCCACGCCGGCGCCGCCGAGGTTGCGGTCGAGTGTCAGATACCACCGCAGGATCAGCGCCGAGTTCTTCGAAAACGCCGTGCTGGCATCGCGCGGGTCGTAGCAAAGCGCCCCGTCGATGTCCACGGTGTAGGTCGGCAGCCCGCTCGAAAACACGTCATTGTCCGTCTTGTAGCGCACGTAGCTATAGCACAGCCCGCGCAGCCGGTGATTCACATCCCACACTGAGCTGCATTCGCTCACCAAGTCGGTGTCCGCCGTCTGTGTGCTCGATCCGAGATGTGTCTTCACCCGCACCAAACCCGCCCATTTCGTTGGGCTAGTTACGTTGCCTGATACGTCCAGCGTCAGCGCCTCTCCATTGAGCTGATAGGCTTGGAACGCCGAGCATTCGTTCGCCGCGTGCACGATCACGACATGCGTGTATTCGTTGTTCGTTCCGGTCTGGTGGATAAAAACCACGTTCCCCCCGACTCGGCCGCTGCCGACAAACAGCTTCCGCGTTCCTGCCGCGTCGCGCACGTTGAGCGTGCGGCTGGGGTCGAGCGCGCTCGCCGCGCCGGCGCCGGCGGGCTTTTTGGCGATCGCGCGGGATAGCGCACTGATGCCCGAGCTCACCGCCACCGTCGAAATGGCGTAACTGGCAAAGGCCACCCACCCGGTCGTGGTGGATACCGTGATGCCGACGGCCAACGCCGCTTCGCCGATCGCGTAGCTGACCACCTCCGCCACTGCTGCGACTACCGGAGGCATTAGACAGCCCTCCCAATGGCCCACGCTCTCCGGCAGCGCATTATTGCTACAAACTGCACCCCCGCCGGGCCGGCGAATGCCGCACGAAGTCCCGTGCAAATGCCGAGCGCAGCCTGCGTCACGAGCCCGGCGCCAGGCGATCCGCTCGGCCGATATTTCCTGTCTACATCCAGGAGCACTACGTCCCCGCGCTGCGCCCTAGTGATCGGCACCTCCTCAAAGCCATATTTCGCGCAAACGGCATCCGCGATGGCCTCGACCCCGCCGTGCTTGCGCACCAGCCGCGCGGCATCCAGCGCTCCATGGCACACCCCACGGAACGACTCGGCTGCGGGGTCGAGGCCCGTAATGGCCTGGATGCCGTCGCAGGCAAAAAAGCAGCAATTATTCGCACGCCAGTCGAAGGGCTGCGCCTTCCTCCCGGCGATGAACCGATGCAGGGCCATTTCCCAGTTCTCCACGCGGCGGACCGGCTTCCCCTCGATGGTGTTTGTCGGCACGTCGCTCATCGCAGCGCCTGGGTTGCCCGAGCTGCCGCCGTGGGGGCGGTTCCCTGCGCCGTGCTGGCCGCGCCGGCGCCGCCGGCTTGCGCCCCACCGACGGTCACCTGCGCATTGGCCAGCGCCACCGTATATTCCAGGCCGGTGTCGCCGGGATATAGCTGCTGCTGGTCATCGTCGGTCAACCGGCGCTCCCGCGGGCGCGCCAGGTCGCTCAGCCAGGACTGCGCCTTTACCGTGATGCGGCTGGATCCAGGCGCATCATCCGCGATCGGCATGCCGTCCATCAAGAAATCCCATTCGATCGGGTCTGCCACCAGCGCGGTCATGTTGGTGTTGGTGAACAGGCCCAGCCACAGGCTGCATTCCCTCCTGCGAAACCCAGCCTCGAGCGCCTTCACGAGCAGCGTATTGCTTACGCCATTCAGGTAGAACTCCATGCCGTCGTCCCGCACATCGCCGTTCTCGACCAGTTGGCCCAGGCCGATGAAATCCCCTAGGCCGGTCCAGGTGTACCCGTTCCAGCTCACATCACGATTGTGCGTGCACACGCGCACCGCACCGCTGGCAAAGTCGCCAAACCAGAAGAGCACGGGATAAATCGTGCTGGCCGCGAGGCCTGTCTGCATGGCCGATGTGATTCCTCGTGACATGATCTAGTCCGCCAGCCTCGGCTCGAGGTGCACGGCTTTGTTATGGCGCGTGAAATGCAGCCAGATGCCCCCCCGCGGCTTGGGCGGCCCGCCGCGTTCCACCTCCCAGCCGCCAAATCCATCCTCGTAATCATCTTTATAGCCGGGCGAGCACACATGCACCTGGCGCTCCTGCCGAACGCGAAGTTCGTTGCTCAGGCGCAGCTTTGGGATTGGCACGATCCATTGGTCGTGTGTGTGGCCCGTGGCGATGATATCCGCCTCGGCCACGTAAACCGCCCGCCGGTTCGTCTGGATCACACCCTTGGTCACCGGGCCGCCGCCGCCGTAGCCGTGATGATACCAGAGCGTGAAGCTTTGCTTTTGCGTGCTGCAAAACTGGAACTGAAACACCACCCATCCCGAGAAGCCCGAGCACCGCAGCGGCGTGCGCGGCGCTCGCGCTCGCACCGCCTCGACGAAGCGCTCCGTCAGGTGCGTCTCGTGCCGTTTCAGGATGCTGGTTTCGTGGTTTCCCGGACCGGCGATCGCCAGAACGTCGGCGAATGGCTCGTGATATTCGGCCGCCGTCTCGACCAGGCTGTCGAGGTATTTCTCTCCCTTGTGCTCGGGCCGCAGGTCCGCCTTGCTGGAGCGCGGATCATACTTCCCCTGCATGGCGCAGAACAGGTCACCATATTTGATGACCGGGGCCCGGCGCTCCTGCGCCAACAGCAGGTGCTTGCGGTAGAGCTCGCGGTCGCATTTCGGGTTGTCCCAGTGCTCGTCGCTCTGGAGAAGCACATACTGCTCTCCAAGCGCCGGCACGTGGTTGAAACTGATGCGGTGGACGTTCCGCGCCACCTCCTCGATCTTCCATGGCACCGATGCCAATGCCGGCCGCAGTTTGGTGGATTTGCTCATTATCTCAAATCCTCGATCGCTTTGAAGCTGAGCCCGTACTTTCTCGCGTAGTCGATGCTCCACTCCGGCACCTCGGCTAGCATGAAGACACCCTTGGCCGAGCTCACCACGATCGCCGCGTTGTCCGCCGGACTGCTCCGCAATCGCGGCCATAGCGTCAGGGTGGCATTGCCCGCGCCATCGCTGTTGGCGTCGACCATCACCTTGTAGAGCCGGGCCGTGCTGCCACTGCCGAGCTGGATCCAGTCTCCGGCTTTCAGGATGCCTGTCACGCCGGCGGTCCAACCATCGGTCACCAGGTCGTAGCCGCTCTGGCTGGCCCCGTTTACCAGTGGCGTGCCCGTCGCCGCACCGCGCGCGGTCGGGTTGGCAGTATCGCCGAGCAGGAAACTTCCCTCCTGAAAATTGAGGCCCGTTAGAACTGCGATCCACGCCTCCGCGTCGGCCCGACGAGGCATCGGCGGAAGCTCAACGTCCGCTTCCCACCGCTGCCCCCCCCACACCTGCACCTGCGGCGTGTAGGTGAAAGGATTCTGTAGGGCTCCCGTTGCCGCTCGCGGGCGAATCGTAATGCTCCGCGAAAGCGGCGACGTCGGCAGGGTGATGGGAAAGCTGAGGCTCATGGTATCGTCAGCCGAACGCCGCGCTCGGGCCGCCTCGCTTGTATTTCACCACCGCGGCCACCGCCCGGTATTCGATGGAACCGTTCAGCGCCCGGATCTGGCTGGCCAGCGCCGCCAGGCCGGAGCGGTCCGCGCCACGGGCGTCGATGTAAAACGTAGAATTGCCTCCGCCGGTGCCTCGCGTTGCTGCGGCCGGCACAACGGTCATCCCCGACGTGCCGCCGAAAATTGGCTCCGGCCCGTTTTCCCCAGCGATGCCCCATTCGCCTGGCTGCAGCGTGCCACCGTCGGCGAAAAAACCGCCAAAATACTTGCTTACGCTGTCGAGCACGCCGCTGGCTCCTTTGCTGATCGAATCCGAAATAGGGACGGTGAAAAGATTGTGAACCAGCACGCGTTCTAGGTCCTGCCCGAGTCCGCGGATCGTGGCCCGCAGCCCTTCACCCTGCAGCATCGCCTGCTCCAAGCTCGAACCTATGGCTTTCCCCACCTCATTTGCCAATTCTCCGATCTTTGCTTCAAGCGAAGCCTGTTCAACAAGCTCAGCATTGAGTTTCCTTCTTGCCTGCAGTTCTAGATCAAGGGCCTGTGGATTGTTAGTTTTCGCATAGAGGTCGGCATAATAAGCCAAATCCTCTCGCGTCTGTTTTTCTCTTTCCAGCAAAGCGGCAAGTCTTTCTCGAGGCGAAAGCGTCGCTTCACTCGACTTTATTTCTAGTGCGCTAGTCCTTTCCTCTTCGGCAGACAATTCCCTCTTCATTGCCAGCACGCCCTGGTCGACGGCGAGCAGGTCCAGCGCAGCCTGCACGCGCCGGCGCATGTTCTCCATGTCATCGTCGGGGAAATTCTTTGCAGCGGCCTCGAGACCGGCCGCCTGGTCGCCGAGCAGCGACAATTGGAATCCCTTGCTCCCATAGAGCGTCTTCCGCTGCTCGTCGATTTTGTGGAGCTGGTCGCCGAGCCGTTCGATTTCCGCCCGATATTCCGGGGTGCTCTTCCGCGCCTTTTCCAGGTCGTCCTGCAGCGCCTTCATGGCGTCGTCCACGTTGTCCATCCCGTAGATCATTCCGCCGATGCTCGCCCCCAGCGAGGTGGCGAACTGCGAAAAGCCCGCCGCGCCTTTGGCGATCAGACCGTCGACCGCCAAACGCAGCTCCGAAATTTGCCCCTTGAACATCTGCACGCTGGCCACCGTGTCGGCCGGGATCCCCGGAATCCGCTCGATATTGTTGATCACGTGCATGACCTCCGCGCCACCGGCGCGAAAGATCGCGTTAAGCCCATACATGGCCACACCCGCGCGCGTGGCGCTTTTCTCGGTCAGCGGCGCCTGGTTCGTCACCGTCTGGTTCATCTGATCCAGGCGGGTCTGCACCTGGTTGAGCACGCCCATGATTTGCGCAGCGTCACCCGTGATGATCGCCGCGAGGTTGCCGATGGATTGGGTGCCGGCCATGGTTCAGACCTCCACGGCGACGCGCTTGCCGCCCATCATGGCGTTGATCTTGACGCTCAGACCTGCCGCCACTTCGGCGCCGAGGACCTGCAGCACCGCTCCTTTGAAAGCCTCGACCGCCGGCCGCACGAAGGGATTTGCCGCCACGTAGCCCGCCGTTCGCTTGCCGCCGCGATGGTTTGTCACCACCAGGATGTGGCCGAACTCCACCAGGTGCGCATAATGCGTCGGCAAACCGGGCGCACGGGTTCGCGGACCAACGATCGCCAGCACCCGGCCAGTCCGCAGGTTCACCACGATCTTGAAGGCGATGCTCCGCGCCAGCGCGCCCGGTGGCACCCGGTCGCTCGGGCTCCAATAGCGCACGTCCCGCACCGGCGCGTAGGTCTTCATCAGGTCGCGCATCACGGCCGCCACCTTGGCCATCGCCGACGCCACCACATCGCGCGCCAGCTCGGCGGCGAGCTGCCGCAGGTTGATCACCTTGTTGTCGATCTTGATCTTAATCGGGATCATCATTCCTCCCCGGCTGGCAGCTCGCGGGCCATTCCGTGCGTCACGAGCATGCGAAAGAAGTTTTCGCCACTGGGCCCTCGGGAAACGCTTCTCGCGGCCCTACGCCGGCGCACGCCTTTCGGCCGCGGCAGGAAATCAGCCACCTCGAATGGTTCGGGATGTTTGGTCGTATCTCGGTTTCGATTGGCGATCATGGTGCAAAGGACGGCGAGCAGGTGCTGGCGGCGGTATTCACGCCGCTCCCAGGCGCGGCGGTCCGCCTCGATCTGGCCGTCGGTAGCGTTCCAGAACTCATCATCGCTGTAGCCTAGCTCGACGCGGGCGAAGGCGCGGGCGTCGAGCCAACGGCGTTTTTTGGGTCATCATCCTTTGGGAAGATGCCCCAGAATTTCTCACGGATAGCGCCCAACTCCTCCGCGTCGTCCGGCAGCGCCTCGGCAACCGCGGCCGGCCCGGGAAGGTCGTCGCCGTTCTGGATCGCTGCCCAGAGGATGCTGACGAAGGCGCTGGAGGCTTTCCTCGTGTCCAGCAGGTCCGCCATGGTCGGCGGCCTGGAGAGCGAACCGAGCCGCCATTGGGCGGCTTTGTTCCAAGCCAGACGGCGCTTTACGCCGCCCAGCTCGATGATGATTGGCTTTGGTGTGGTAGCCATGGGATTTGGTGTGAGCGTTGCTGTTCGGGACCAGTTCTTGTCACTTGGCCCTTGTCACGTGCCTCTCGAGTTGGATCACGACGGCGTATCGCCGTTCGCCACGGTCAGCTTGAGCACGGCTTTCTTCACGCCCTTGACCGCGTTTGAGAACGTCAGCTCGATGATGGCGTTGAACGCAAAGGCCGTGGCATGGCCGGCGCCCGTGTATTTGAACGCCTGCACCGTGCCGTTGTTCGTCACCAGCCAGGCGTGCATCGTGGCGCTGTCATCCCATGCCGTGATCGGCACGGAGATTACCGGCGCCTGCAGGATGGTAGGAAACTTCTCCTCCTGGTTCGCGGACGTGCTGTGGCTGGTGATATCCTCGATGACGGGGGCCGGCATCGGGAAATCGAAATCACCCGTGTTGGTGATCGTCTGATAGGTGGTGTTTTTGCCTTGGAGGATGGCCCCCTTGGCGGCTGAAGCGCCCATGGTTGTTTGTCCTGTTGGTTCGGTGTTTTTGCCTCAGTTTTGCCGCGCGGTAGCGGGCGAGAACTGCGGACAAACCCCGGCCGGCCAGCAGGCCGGAACGGAGCGGTTGCGGTTGAGAGAAAGTGTCATTGCTCAGGCGTGCGCCACACCGCTGCGCGTGATGCGGAGCACGGCCTTGGTGGGGGAAGTCGCGATCATCACCACGCTGGTGTAGAATCCCGTCACGACATCGGAGGCGGTTTTCGTGTAGGTGCCGGCGGTGCTGTAGAGCCAGATGGTGTCGCCGGCCGCCACGCCGCTCAGGCCGTGCGTGAAATCGGAGTCTTCGAGGATGGCGTCGCACCGCTGGCCGGCGGAGCCGCTGTTGCCGGCCACGGCCTGCACGTCGGCGGCGCCGGCCGCCACGTCGGCATCGGCCAGTTGCCAGGTATTCGAGGAATCGAGGTAGATCGGCTGCCCGGCTGAGATGGTGGCGCCGAAGTTAAAACGGGTTTCGCGCTTGGCTCCGGAAGAGGGCGCCACGCTTGCGGCGGTTTGGGTGAGTGCGGCCATGGGGGTTTCCTTGTTGAGTTTGGGTTGAAGAGCTTCGTGGACAGAATTTGCGAAATTGGGTCAGTGGATATGGCTCGGAATAATTCGGTTCATTCTGTCAAAGATCCATCAGGTCACGGCTGCCAGTGCGTCATGCAGCACGTGGCATTCGAGAATACAGTGATAGGCGTCGGTATCGTCGACAAACTGGTCGCGCTCCGTGAAGTCGACCATCACCTCGCCGCTGGCCAGCGTTTGCGCCTCGAGCGCAACGCGGACAGCCCTCCGAAGGTCGCGGGCCTGCTTGTAGGTGGTGCCGTAACATGAAATCTGCAGCCAACTGTCATCGATCGGGCTCACGCCGCTGTGGGGCTCGTTGTTCGAGCTCGCCACCTTGAACCAGACCATCGCCGGCAGCGCCCGTCCGGGCGGCATGCGCACCGGGTAAAACGCCACGTCCGCGGCCAACGACACGCCGAGAGCGGCCTGCACGCCGGCATCGGCGCTCACCTTGGCAAACAGGTTTTCGGCAAGGGCGCTCATTTGTCGGCCCTCCGCTGCATCCGGTCGAGCACATCGAGCACCCGGTCGACCTTCTTGTCGGTGGAGGATTGCTGGGCTGACAGCGTCGCGATGCTGAGCTGCACGGCCTCGAACTTGTTTTCGCTCCGCTCCTGCGCCTTTTCCTGCCGCACGCGAAACTCATCCAGGCTTTGCACTCGCGCCGGCAGCGCCTCATAGGGCTGCACCGCGGCCGACACCTCCGTATGGCTGGCAAACTCCTTGCCGAGCCAGAGCATCAGGCAGGTGACCGCGAGGGGAAGCAGCAGCCCCAGCAGTTTGAAGACCGAGGCCCAACTGAATTGGGCGCCTTGCTTGGTGATGGAGACATCGCTCATGGGTTGGGATCGGCCTTGGCCCCGGCCGCGATGATGGCTTGGTGTTCAGGGTCGCTGACCTTGCGGTCGAAAATCTCGGTGACCTTTGCCGCCGCCTCGGGCAACTCGGCGCGCACTGCCGCCAGCGCCCGGCCGGCCGCCGTCAGGCCGTCCTCGGTCCACTTCGTTTCCTCGGTGTGCAGCGCGTGCAGGCCGAAGGCCAGGACCGCCCCGGCCTTCTTGGCGATCCAGCCGAGCCAGGCCACGCCGGGGAATGCCTTGGCCAGGATCGGCAATAGCCACAAGGCCAGCACCAGCAGCGCCACGCCGGCAAACGTCCAGTGCGCCCACTCAGAGAGCTTTTGCGCGAGGGTCTTCATTTCCGCGACGGCGGCGGTCGTGCGGCCGACAGCCTGGTCGCGCTCCTCGCCAACGGCTCGGGACTGCGCCTCGACTTCCGCGGTGTGCTTGTTCGCCATGGCGACCTCGCCACGCAGCGCATCCTGCGCTCGCTGGCCGGCAGCGATCGCTTCGTCGCGAGCCTTGAGCGCGTCCTGTGCCTGGGCCCGGAGCGTGGCGTTCTGTGACGTAAGTTGCGCGACAAACTCCTGCATGGCGCGCAGTCGGTCGTCCGGCACGGGATCCAGCGCAGCGGCGGCGCTTTTAGCCAAGGCCAGCCCGGCGGTGACGTTGAGGCTTGGATCGGTCTCTTGGCGCAAAGCGATGATTACGCCGGCGACGTTCTCCGCCGCGGCGGCGTCCTGTTTGCGGTGCTGCTCCGCCAGCCGAGCCTGCGCGGCCGCGGCTTCGTCGCGCGCGGCCTGCGCCTGGTGCTCGGCAGCCTGCGCGCGGGCCTGCGCATCGGCCAGCGCGGCGGCCTCCTGCTTCGCCTTGGCGGTGTCGTCGCCACGGAAGACATCGACCGCCTTCTTGATCGACATCCCGCCGACGCCGAGCACCGACATGATGCCCAGCACGATGGCGACCTCAACGCCCGTAAACCCGCGGATTGCGCTTTTCGTCGTCATGTCGGGCTGGCCACGCTCTGGTCGATCGCGCGGCAGGTAAGGTCCATCAGGTGCTGGCGGCCCAGCTCATCGACCGAGATAATTTCGTAAGTGTCGTCGCCGTGAACCACGCGCCAGAAGCGCTGCACGGTGGCGAGATACCGAATGCGGAATATGACGATGTCTTCACCATGCTTCTCCTCGCCGGCGTACAGGCGACGGCCTGATTGAAAGGTCTTGCTCGCCCACACCGTGTCGGTGGTCGACCAGGTGATCACCTCGGCCCCAAGGGCGTCGCGCGTCTTTGTGCCTGCCTGCAGCACCACACGCCGGTCCATCCGCGCTGGGTCGGTCGAATAGCGCGCTTTGCGCGATTGATATCCGTAGAGCAGGCTCATGGGGTGAAATTGACGCGCGCCAGGTCGATCAGGCTGCTGAGGTGATGAGGCAGTTCGACGGCGCCATCGGGATTGGCCGGCAGTCGGCTCTCGTACCAATGCGCGGCTAGGAAAAGCATCGCCAAACGGATTTGCTCCGGCACATCGGTGGCTGCCGGCCCATGGCCGGCGGTAAATTGCACGCGCAAGGCGCCGGGAAAACTGCCAAGGTCAGGCCAGTCGGCCGTGTCGTTCAGCCACAACCGGCCGCACTTGTTCAAATCGAGTCCAGTCTCGACCGTATAGT